GTTGCTAATCAAGCAAGTGATAGTAACCAAACTGGTTTAAGTATTTTTACACGCAACATAGATACCAGCGGAACAATTTATTGTTATCAATATGTATTTGCAAGATATGGAACAATAGTAGATTTCCAATTATTTTATGATCCTGTTACATCTACAACTGATAACAGCACTCCACAAACAGTTGGTAATACTACTGAAATACAAACAAGTTTAAATTCTGGCGGCTTGCAAGTAGTAGATTGTTTTTATGATAGCGAAGCTGATAAAGCAATTCTTGCTTATGGTAACGGAATAAATAATGATTACGATATTCATTATGGTATTTTTGAACCTACAAATTCAAGCCCTTATTACACTAACCCAAGTAACTATACAGATACATACTCTGGTTGGGGTAGAGAGGGCTCTTACAGAATAACTTTTAGATTTGCTGGTGGTGATATGTATAACAATACCAGAGCAATATATAATAATTTCAATGACACCGCTTATGGAAATGGCAAAAACAATCTTAAAGATTTTGGCATTTTAAGAGAAAATTATGCTGATAATTTTCTTGGTATAGCTCAATCTGATGTCACAGCAACAAATTCAGTTGTTTTAAAAACTTATGGCAATGTGGACAGCAATCAATCAGGTTTAACAACTGGTCAATTAGTGGCTTTAAATAAATCAACTGGAGCTATTTCAACAGGGCAATCAGTTGCTTCAACTGATAAAGAAATTGGAGTATCAACAGGAACGACTAAATTTATAATAAAAGGATAAAAAAATGAAAGTTATAACATGGAACAATGAAACACCAGATGATGTAACGCCAGAAGGTGTTAATCCAAATACAGAAGAAGTAATTCCAGAAATAAGAAAAGTAATAGCAAATTTAGCTATTTATTTTCTGACTGATGACGCTGTAATTGAAATGAATGAAACACAAACTACTGTTACTGATAATGGTCAAAAAATTATAATAAGTGATGTTAATAATACTAACTCCTTATTATATGAAGATGTCAACGATTACCCAGATGTAGAATGGCATGGTTATAAATATTACTATACATCTGAAAATGGATGGGTTTTAAATGACGATTGGGTTGATCCAAGAGTGATTGATGATGAAATAACAGAAGAATAATACAATGTCTTTTGGGTTTACAACATACTCAGAAGATACTTTTTCTTCAGAAGGTTCAGTTGCGATACCAGTTGAATTAACAATTGGAAATGGTTCGCTATCAATATCTGGTCAGGCCATAACAAATGCTATTGGTTTAAATATTACTTCTGGTAATGGTTCTTTATCAATTGCTGGTCAAAGTATTACTGAAAATTCAGGAATTAATTTATCTCCTGGCAACGCAACATTAAGTTTATCTGGTCAAGCAGCAACAATATTAACTGCTGTTAATGCAAGCCCAGGCAACGCTAGTTTATCAATAAGTGGGCAAACATTAAATGTTGTTAAAGGTCATTCTTTAAATACAAATAATGGCACATTATCAATTGCTGGTCAGACAATTGGAGTTGAAGATGGTGACCAAATTCCTGTTGAAAATGGCTCATTATCAATTTCCGGCCAACTATTAACTGAAAATGTTGGTCAAAATGTATCACCAGTAAATGCCTCATTAAGCATAGCTGGTCAAGCTGTAACAATTATAACAGCAGCACAAACGAACCCAAGCAATGCTTCGCTATCTATTGCTGGGCAAAATGCAACAAATGTTATTGGATTAAATGTAAATCCAAACAATGCAAGTTTATCTTTAACTGGACAAAGTGTTGAATTTAAAATTGATGTTGATGAAACGCCGGGAACGGCAACATTAACAATAAATGGTCAAACACTTGATTTAGTTTTAGGTGAAAATTTAGATATTAATAATGGCTCATTATCTTTATCTGGTGAAGATGTATCAGTTGAAGAAGGTGATATAATCATTACTGGTAATGCGTCGTTATCAATTGCTGGGCAACAAGTTCAATTTAATGAAAATGAACTAGCACAACCTGGCAGCGCTTCTTTAACACTTACTGGACAATCAGTAACAGTTTCAGAAGGTGATATTTTAACAATTGGAAACGGGTCATTAAGCATTAATGGTCAATCAGTAAGTTTAGAAATATCAATTAATGTATCTGTTGGCGCGGGAACATTAACCTTGGATGGTCAAACAGTAACTATTCAAACAACCTCAGGCGGTTCTGGCGGAACAATTTTAGTCAAAGATGACAGAGTTGTTATAGTCAAAAAAGACCGCATTATAACAGTAGCAGCTTAAATAGGAGAATATTATGGCAGCAGGAAATTGGACTTTTTATAATGATTTCAAAGAGCATTTAGCAAAAGCGGATGTTGATTGTAATGCAGACACTTTTAAATGTGTGTTAATGACTTCAGGTTATACACCTTCAGCAACACACTCAACATTGAGTGATTTAACAAATATATGTGCAGATAGTGATTATTCAGCACAAACATTAGCAAATATAGCTGTCACCGAGACTGGTGGAACAGTAAAATTTGACGCAGACGACATTAGCTTTGGATCGTCAGTAAGTATTACTGCTAAATATGCAGCAATATATGACGACACTCACGCTTCAGACGCTTTAATGTGTTATGTTGATTTAGATACTGGCGGTGGCTCAGTTTCTTCAACAAACAGCACGTTTCAGCTAACTTTATCAGCAAACGGTGTTTGGCAGCTTAGCGGTTAAGGAGTAGGAACATGGTGAGAGCACCAAATAATGTTTCCTTACAATCGCAAGTTGACGCTTATAAATCTTCTGGAGCAACACTTGATTATGCTTTTAATTGGTCAAGTGTTGTATCTTCAGGCGAAACAATAAGTTCATCATCATGGGAAGTTAGTTCAAGTGATTTAACAATTGCAAGTAATACAACATCTGGAACAACAACAAGCGCGTTCATAAGTGGCGGCAAGAATGGATATTTTTATGAATTGAAAAACACTATTCAAACTGACCAAAGTCGGACATTTGTTAGGGTTTTTGTTTTAGGAGTTAAACCAAAATGACGATTGGAGATTTAGGAACTGATTATATCAAATATGAACCAACTGTTTGTTATGCTGGAACAACATGGAAATGGAAAATTGATAATAGCGATTATCCAGCTGATCAATGGACATTAGTTTATTATTTTCGAGAAAATAAAGGACAATATAGTTTTGATATAACAGCAACAGCTGACGACAAAACCCATGTTGTAACATATGCAAAAACTGATACAGATGACATTGCGCCAGGTATTTATGCTGGACAAGGTTTTGTTTCAAAAGGTTCTGAAAGATTTATTATTTATGATGGCACATTAGAAGTTTTACCAGATTTTAATTTGCAAAAAACTGGTCAAGACTTAAGAAGTCATTCTGAAAAAGTTTTAGAACAAATTAAAGCGTTGTTAGAAGGGCGTTTTGTATCAGATGACGCTAGTTATTCAATTGCTGGTCGATCTTTAACTAAATTGAGCCCAGCAGAATTGATTGAAGCAAAAGACTATTATCAAAAAAGAGTTGTTACAGAATTAAGAAAAAACCGCGCCAGGCAAGGATTACATACAGGGCAAACTATACGTAATTATTTTAAATCAGGATTTTAAAAATGGCTTTTTGGGATATTTTCAAAAGAAAAAAAACAACTGCTGCTAAAAGAAGTTTTACTGGAACAAGTAACAGTCGCTTATTTGCAGATTGGTTGGCAAATGATACATCACCAGATGACACTTTAAAAAATTTGACTGTAATGCGAAATCGCACAAGAGATTTGGCACGTAATAATCCAACAGTTCAAAGATATTTTCAAGTGTTGAAGCAAGGTGTTATTGGTAACCAACAAGGTTTTAAAATACAAATTCATTCCCGTGATAGTGATGGATCATTGGATGATTTTGCAAATGATATAATTGAACGGCGTTGGTATCAATTTTGTGAAAATCCTGAAGTGTCAGGCAGATACACAATGCCTGATTTATACAATATGATTGTTGAAGGGTTAATTAGAGATGGTGAAATTCTTGTTCAATGTCTTTATACCCCAGAAGGTTTAAGATTATCATTTTTAGAACCTGATTATTTAGACGCTTTACTTGATAAAGATTTAAAAAATGGCAGACAAATTAAAATGGGTGTTGAAGTTGATAAAAGAACACAAAAACCATTAGGATATTGGCTAACTGACCAGCCATATGCGAACACTTCAATGGGGCCTGATACTCAATTAAATAGATCAACATATGTTCCAGCTGAAGAAATGTTACATTTATTTGAGCCAACAAGATTTGGTCAGACTAGAGGTTATCCAAGTAAGTTAGCTTCTGTAATGACACCATTAAAATGGTTACAAGATTTTAGATTAAGTGAACTTGTGGCGTCAAAATCTGCTGCAAGTAAAATGGCATTTATACGAACCCCAACTGGTGAAAATGATATTGCTGAAGGTTATTTGGATGATGATGGCTATATGCCAACATTAAACTTTGAACCTGGCACAATTGATGTTTTACCACATGGCACAGATATTGAATTTGCCAATTGGAACCACCCTAATACTGGTGTTGGTGATTTTGATAGAGCAATGATGAGAACAATTGCTTCTGGCCTGGGTGTTTCATATTCATCATTATCAAATGATTTATCAAATACATCATATAGTTCTGCAAGAGTAGGATTATTGGATGAACGTGACGCATTTAAAACAATGCAAACATTTATTATAGACCATTTTTGTAAGCCAATTTATAGAAAATGGTTATTAGGAGAATTAACAACTGGAAATATCAATTTACCAATACAAAAATATGATAAATTTGCAAATCCAGTCGAATTTAACGCTAGAGGTTATCATAGCGTTGATCCATTAAAAGAAGCACAAGCTAATCAGCTGGGCTTATCAAATGGACTATTAACAATACAAGATTGTTTAAATCAAAATGGTAAGCAATTGAGCCAACATTTTAGTGAATTGGATAGCCAAGCAGCATTAGCTGAAAAATTCAACATAGAACTCGCCTATGAGCCCTACGGAACTAAAATAAATCAACAAACTGGGGAACCTTTTGATGATGATGGCGAAAACAATCAAAACGAAGATTAATTACCATAATAAAAAAGGAAAAATCCATGAATATTGATGAAGATTTAGAATTTGGAAATGAAGATGAAGAATTGGAAATTGTTTTTACTCCAGATGAAAATTTATTTGTTGAAGATGAAGTATCTGAAACAGAAGAACAGCGTTCTGAACCAATTGATTTAGAGTTGGTTGAAGAAACTGAAGAAGTTGCACAGGAAACCCGTGCAGTTTTCCCAATTGAATTTACTCGTGATGATAATGACAGCAGAACTATCACAATGTCAGTATCAAGTGAAGAACCAGTAATGCGTGATTTTGGATTGGAAATCCTAAGTCATAGAGAAACTGATATAAACTTGGACAGACTAAATAACAAAGCTCCATTGCTTTTAAATCACGACATGAATGAAATGATTGGGGTTATTGAAAACACTTATTTGGATCAAAGTCGTGGCAGACTTAATGCAACTGTAAGATTTGGAAATTCTACAAAAGCGAAAGAAGTTTTTCAAGATGTAAAAGATAACATACGCACACAAGTGAGTATTGGTTATCAAATTAATGAATTGAACAAAGTCGAAGATACTGACTATGAAACAGATGTATTTAGAGCAAAATTCACTCCTTATGAAGTGAGTTTAGTTTCTAGTGCAGCTGATCAAAGCGTTGGTATTGGGCGTTCAATTTCTTTTAACAAAATTCAACAGAAAAAGGATGATATTATGACTGATCAAGTTGAAAATAAAGAAAACAGCATTGACAATGAAGAAGAAATTAGAGTTGCTTCAGACAAAGCTGTTAAGCAGCGTGAAAAAGAAATTAGTGATATTTATTCACTAGCGACTGCTCATAACAAAAGGGAACTTGCTGATAAAGCAGTTGCCGAAGGTGTTTCAATAGACGAATTTAGAGGAACACTTTTACAAGAACTCGAAAACAAACCATTGGAAAAAAATGACATTGGTTTAACTGACCAAGAAAGCAGAGAATTTTCTATATTAAAAGCTGCAAAAGCTAAAGCTGGTTATATTCCAGAAAGTGAAGCTGCTTTTGAATTAGAAGCTTCAAGAGCTTATGGTAAAAAGGTTGGCAGAGAAACACAAGGTTTCTTTGTTCCTGAAGAAGTATGTGGTGACATGGCTAGAACTATGAATACTACAAATTCTTCAGCAGTGGTATTTACAGATCAATCTTATGGAAATTTAGTTGACGCATTAACACCGTTTTCAACGATTTTACAACTACCAGTAACCAGACTAACTGGAAATACTGGTAATGTATCAATTCCAAGAGTTTCATCATTATCAACTGCTGGATGGGTTTCAGCAGAAGGTGGAGATGTTTCCGCTTCTGACCCAAGTTTAGATACAATTTCATTGGATGAAAAAGTTCTTGGGGTATATACTGATCTTACTCGTTTGCTATTAAATAATAGTGACGGCTTCAGCACAGAAAACATGGTTCGGAATAACCTTTTAAGAGCTACTGGCGTTGCTTTAGATAATGCCGCTCTTAATGGATCAGGTTCTTCTGGAGAGCCAACTGGACTTGTTAATGTATCTGGCGTTAATACCACTACATTTTCATCTTCAGGTTCGCCAACTTTTGACGAATATATAGCAATGGAAAGCGCTATATATGCAGACAATAAGAATTTAGACGGCAATTCAGTTGCTTATCTTCTTACACCTGCGTTAAATGGTGGTGCTAAATCTCTACAAACAACTGGTGCTGGTTCACCGCCTGCTGCTAGAGATGGCTTCTTAAATGGTTTCCCAATTTTAATTTCAAGTCAGGTTCCAGCGAACAATGCTATCCTCGGTGACTTTAGTGAATTTATAGTTGCTACATGGGGCGGCGGACTTGAAGTTGAAGCTTCAAGGGAAGCTCTTTTCCTATCTGGTGGACTACGTTTAAGAGTTCTAACTTCAATGGACTTTGGCGTTAAACACCCTGTCAGTTTCTGCGTTTCTTCATAACTAGAAATTGACCCTTACTAAAAATTTTTTAGGAGATGGCGGGGAGCAATCCCCGCCAAATAAAAACATGAAAATAACACTACTTAGAGATTCACTAATTGAAGGTAAAAAAGTTCAAGCTGGTAAAACAGTTGAAATTCAGAGCGAAAGTGACGGCAGATATTTAATAAATTGTGGCGTTGCGACTGAAGCCAAAGCTAGTGGAGCAAAAAAAACAACAAGAGTTAACGAAGCGGATAACAGAGATGAGTAAAGTTAAACTCATAACTGCTGTTGAAATAACTGGAGTTGAATACGAAGCTGGTGACATTTTAGACTTAGCGACTGTAACAGCTGATAAGTTAGTTCAGAATGAAAAAGCTAAATATGTTGGATCAGACGAAGTTGTTGATATTCCAAAAGATAGTTTTGTGGAAAATTATTCCCCAGATCAACCTTTAGAAGATCACAATGACGATTGATAGTGCTTCAAATGCGTTTTTCAATGTGAATGATTGGGCTATTCAAGTTACTTGGACAGTTGCAGCAACTTCAGACAAATATGTTGTAACTGGTGTTTTTGATAAAACATATTTTTCAGCACCAGATGATTTTGGAATAGCTGTTTCATCCAATAGTCCAACGTTCACTATGAAAACATCTGATATTCCAACTGGTGCCAAAGTTGATGACACATTGTTGATACCAGTCAATGACGTTGATGTTAATTATAAAGTCAAAGTTATTGAAAGGGATGGAACAGGCGTCAGTTTATTACAATTACAAAAGCAATAAATCATGGCACACGCAAGACAAACAATTAGGGAAAGATTTGTTACTTTGGTAACAGGATTAAGCACAACTGGATCAAATGTTTTTGACACCAGATTATATAATTTAACACAAGACAATTTACCAGCATTAGTTGTTGTTGCTGAAAATGAAACATCTGAATTGGATGAAGTTAGCCCAGGCGCTTTAATTAGAAATTTAGAAATCATTTGTGAATGTTTTGTTGAGCAAAATAATAACATTGAAGATACAATGGATAATATTTGTGAAGAAGTTGAAGAAGCAATTGGCGCTGATCCAACATTAAATGGCACAAGTATTTTATGTGAACTTACAACAACAGAAATCGAATATTCCAGTCTGGGCGAAAAACCAATAGGAACTGCCAGAATGGTTTTTAATGTAAGCTATAAAACTTCGCTTACTAATTCATCAACCCCACTTTAAAGGAGATTAATATGGCATACGCTAAAGGAGTTGAAGCCGTCATTAAGATTGGTTCAGATACACTTTCACAGGTAACGAACTGGTCTTTAGACGTAACACAAGACACAGTTGAAGTGTCAAATATAGGTAGCACAGTTAAGACATTTGAAACAACTATGTCTGGCTGGACTGCCACAGTTGATTTATTTTATGATGAAGCAGATACTGCTCAAGGCGCTATTAAAACTGCTGCTGGTATTCCAGCTGGTGCTCAGGGTTCAGTAACAGCAAACTTCTACTATGAAGGCACAGCTTCAGGTGTTGATAAGTATTTATATGGATCAGCATATGTAACTGGTTTTTCTGTTAGTCAAGAAGCTAATGGTGTTGCAACAGCTTCAATAAGTTTACAAGGCACAGGCGCATTAACTGAAGGAACTGCTTCTTAATATGTCTAAAATTGGTGAACGCTTAATTGCAATTCAACAATCTAAAGAGAAAAGTTCCTTTAGTGTTGAAGGTTTAGGTGAAAATGGACAACCTTTGAAAGTCTATTATTCTAAATTAAAAGTTCGTGAAGATGAAAAATTAAGGAGATTACATCCTAAATTTTATGATGATGTTTTATCTGGTTCAATACCATCCATGAATGCTTTGGTCGATTTAATTTGTATGAAAGCAGAAAATGAAGATGGCACAAAAATATTTGATGATACAGATAAACTTGAACTTCGCGGAATGGATGTGGCGTTCATTATGAATATTGCTACTCAAATGTTGAATGATTTATTTGATGAACCAACATTAGAGCAAGCTGAAAAAAACTTATAACCTATCCACATTGGCTGGCTATTTATAGTTTGGCGGATAGGAAAAACCAGCCGCTTGACGCGATATTAGATATGTCAATATCTGAATATGTTCATTGGATTGCGTTTTATAAACTTCAAGAAAAAGGATTAAAAGATGGCAAATAAATTCGTAACTGAAATTTCAGCTCGCGATAAATCAAAAACAGCTTTTCGTTCATTTAGAAGTAGTTTAAAAAACGCTAGTAAATCTTTATTTAGCTTTAAAGGGGCTTTATCTGGTATTGCAACCAGTGTTGGTGCCATGCGATTGGCAGACGCAACAAAACAAGCAATACAATTTGGAGCTCAAATACAAATTACAGCTGATAAAATTGGCGTTACAACAGAAGCTTTACAAGCATTTAGATTAATGGCTGAACAAGTTGCTGGGGTTCAATCCACAACATTGGATATGGCTTTGCAAAGGTTTAGCAGACGACTTGGCGAAGCCGATAGAGGAACAGGCGAGCTATTAGGAACACTAAAAGAACTTGGAATATCAACACGTGATAGTGCTGGGAACATTAAAACAACAAAAGATGTATTATTTGAATATGCTGACGCTGTAAAAAATGCAGAAAGTGATCAAAGGGCTTTAATGATGGCATTTAAAGCGTTTGATAGTGAAGGCGCCGTTTTAGTTGGATTATTAAAAGAAGGTGGAGAAGCTTTAAGAGAAAATTATAACAAAGCATTAGAAAGTGGGGCTATTTTATCTCAAGGAGCAACTTTAAGAAGTAAAGAACTAAATTCAGCATTAGCATTGCAAGGTCAAATAATAAACACTCAACTAAAAGGAATATTTCTTGAATTTGGTGAAATATTAGTCAGTATCACAACCAAAATTGCAAGTGCAACAAAAGCTGTTAGACAGTTTTTTATGTCAGACAGTCAAAAAGCATTGGATGATTTAGCTGGTAAAACTAGGGAAGAACTTTTACCTGCCTGGGCAGATTATACAATGCAATTGCATGAAGCCAAAGCTGCTTTTAATGAAATTGCAACATCAACAAAAGTTGCTGATTTATTAAATCGTAAAGAATTACTTGGTGATATTGAAACATTAGAAAAAATCATTGCTGGAATTGATGAGTTAATGTTGAAAGTTGGAGCAACTGAAGATGACGCCCCAGTTCCCGGCTTTTTCAAAGGTTTCCAAACTGGATTAAAAAACATTGAAAGTCAATTACCAACATTAGAACAAGTTGGAATGGATTTTGCTAAAAAGTTTGAAACAGGATTGGTTGGCGCTTTTGATAGTATTATTGACGGAACAAAATCAGTTGGTGAAAGCTTAAAAGATTTAGGAAAAATGCTTTTAAAAGAAGCAATGCGAATGATTATATTTAGAGCCATTATAGCGCCATTTACAGGAGCTTTTGGTGACTTTTTAGGAAGCATTGGATTACCAGCCCCAGCAAAACAATTTGGTGGCACAGTTCAAAAAGGTAAACCTTACATGGTTGGTGAAGCCGGCCCTGAACTCATAATACCTGGCGCGTCAGGTCAAGTTATTCCAAACAGTCAATTGGGCGGTGGTTTTGTTCAAAATGTTTATATAGAAACTGGTGTTGCTGCAACTGTTAGAAGTGAAATAATGAATTTATTACCAGCAATTGCAGAGGTTTCACAAGGATCATACATTGATAATAGAAAACGAGGTAGGGCATGACGATTACTTATCCATTATCTTTACCTGATACAACAAGTTTTGCTAGCGTTAGAATTATGGCTAAAACAACAGTTGGATTAACACAAAGTCCATTTTCTTATCAACAACAAGTTTATAAATTTTCAGGTGAATTTTGGGAAGCTGATGTTCAATTAGTTCCCATGAAAAGAAACACTTGTGAAGATTGGATTAGCTTTCTAACCCAATTAAAAGGCATTTATGGCACATTTTATCTAAATCCAGACCCAAATGGATTAACTGCCAGGGGAACTTGTAGCGTAACTCCAGGCACTCCTATTGTTAATGGAGCTCATTCTGCAAGAGCTAATACGCTATCAATTACAAATGCCGGCCCTTCCCAAACAAATTATTTCAAATCTGGTGATTACATATCAATTGGAACTGGAACATCTAGGCAATTATTAAAAGTTTTACAAAACACAAATACAGATGTTTCTGGTAATTGTGTTGTTGATATATTCCCGGCATTAAGAACTGATTTATCAGGAAGTGAAACGATAACTGTTAGCAATGCAACTGGTGTTTTTAGATTAGCTTCAAATGAGATGAATTGGAATGTTAATCATGCTTCAGTTTATGGAATATCATTTACAGCTATTGAAGCTCTTTAATGAACAAAAATTGCAAATGTGTGACTTGTAAATGCAAGAAAAAAAGACCAATTAGACAGCAACAAGGCACATATACACGAATTGTTAAAA